AGTATCACTGTTGTTGATAGCGTTAAGCCCATGCATAATCCAGGCCAGACAAAGTTTGTTCCCACTTCTTTTACTGGGGTTTTATCCCCCACAGCTTACAGACCAGCTTTCTTGCGACCTGCTCTAGATGCTGCGAATGTTTTGGTTGACCCGATGAAGAAAGCTATAGCTGACACGAATGTAGATTTCGGTGAAATTTCACCGCCGTCAAGCTTCGTCGAGGCTAGTAAATTCGTCATTGGTGATATTATGCGGCATTTAGATAAAAGGGTTATTCAGAAACTCGATTACGTGTCTCAAGTGGGAGGTTTTGATCATCCTTATGGTAGAGGTATAAATAGGGGCACTTCCCCAGGATATCCTTATTGTTTGGAGTATTCAAATAAGCGTCCCATTTATGGAGAAAAAGATTGGGTTTTCGATACACCAGCCGCTATACAAGTTGAGAAAGATGTTGTTGCCTTAGAACATCGGTATGCCAATGGTTTGTTGGAACCTAGAGTTTTATTCAGGGATGTTTTGAAGGATGAACTTCTTGGGAAAAGTAAGATAGACACTGTCACGACTAGACTTATTGCCACTTCTCCGTTACATTATTCCCTGCTTATTCGTAAATACACTTTGGGTTTTGTAGCAGAGTTCATGCGTCACAGGATGAAGCATGGATGCCTTATTGGGATTAATCCCTACTCGGAAGAGTGGGGTATTGTTCACAGTAAATTGTCTAGGTTTGATACTGCTATTTATGATGGTGATTTTAAGCAGTTTGACAAGCGCCAACATCCAGCAGTGCTTAAGTGCATATGCGATGATCTTGCTGATGCTTTGTATACTGATGAGGTTGACCGGAAGATTTTGAAGGGAGCTTTCCAGGAAGTTTACATGAGCAGTCACATTGGTGGTGATGCATATAAATCTTCGGAGGTTTACCAGAAGGTTGGGAGTCTACCTAGCGGGCATCCCCTCACCAGCATTTTAAATAGCATCTATAATAAGGTGATATTTATATCTGGGTGGATCGATGCCGTTGGGGTGGCTGCTTTATTGGATTTGGAGTCTAATTTGACTCTTTTTGTTTATGGCGATGACAATATCTTCTCCACTTCAAAGAAATTCCAGTCGTTTTATTTTAATCATATGGTTGGGGTTGCTAATGGATTTGGAATGAAGTATGTTGTCGCCACCAAGGATGGAGAGGCAGGTGACGTCCAGTTCCTTAAGCGCAATTTTGTGTTTAGAGATGGATATTGTTATGCTGCCCTTAATGTGGATTCTATAGAGGATATGCTTAACTGGCGTAAGAGGACGACCAGTGAGGATGAGCATTTGCAGTCTGTCATTCCTTGTGTTATGCGTGAAGCAGTCGCACATGGCTTTGATTATTTTCAGTCGGTTGTTATCAGATTGTTTGATTATTTTGGATCTTCTTTACACGTTCACACTAAGTTTGGCTTAGATGAGATTGACAATGGCTACTATTTGTGGCAAGCTGCTTTTAGGGGTTTTGTCCCCGTTTGGACTTCTGAGTTTGATAGTGATTTCGAGGCCAGGTTTTTAGCCGAACCTGGCGCAGCTGGTGGGTCTGGCGAACCCATTGGGCATGATCGCCAAGTTATATTTTCCCAGTCGGGCTTTTCACACAAAAATTTAACAAAAATGGATAACACACAAACTTTAAACAACAAAACAAATCTTATAGGTACTGGTAACTTAGAACCAGATGGGGTACGACAGGAGGACGGCCAGACTAGCCTCATTACAGTCCCCAACAACATGGCTTATTTGACGACATCCGATAATAGTCATGATTTAGAATCTTATAAACCACCCCCACGCTTGTTCGATAGGCCCGTCCCACTAACATCGGGTACTATTAGTAACGGAGTTATTGGCCCTTTTTATACCACTGAGTTTGACGAATCCACTTTTTTGGCTTCTCAGAACATTAATAACGCAGCGGGTTACGTTGGGGTTCGAGCAACTATGAAGTTCACCTTAATTGTTTCTGCACCACCACAGTCAGTTGGTATTATCAAGTTAGCCTTGTATCCATATACATACGTTGACCAAGTTGGAGGGTTGGCGAAGGGTAGTTATGCTCCTTTATGGTCGCAAACCCCTAATGCAGAGCTTAATCTCGCTGATTGTACTACTGTTGAATTGAGCTATAAGTTCAATTTTTATAGGCAGTACTTGAGGCTTGGTGCCTTGCAGCCAGATAATTATCTGCAACTTGTCTTAGGGGCATACACTCCCATCGCAGCCCCACTTACCGCAACCACCCCTGTTTCATACACTTTATATGTTTCTTATACAGATGTTGAGTTGGTAGGCCCAGGTAGTGGTTTGGTTACCGTCATAGCGCAGTCAGGACTGGAATTTAAAGCAGTTGGTCCGGTTTCTACTATTATGCAGTACACTTCCAAGATTGCCAACGGTATTTCGGATAGGATTCCAATCTTGTCCAAGTATCTTAACCCAGTTAGTTGGATTGCTTCTGGAGTCGGATCTTTAGCAGCCCAGTTCGGCTACAGCAGGCCTAATCGGTCGGCAAATAAGATTTTTCAGACTACCATTGGTCGTACATACAATACCGCTTTGACTGTTACGAATGCTGCTGAGTTTGGGATGATAGATAACAATCAAGTGGCCGTGATCAATGATATTGGTTTTAATGATGTCGACGAGATGTCATTCGATTTTTTGACTTCCATTCCTGGCTGCATTTACCGTGGTATTTTGTCCACTAGCGACACAGCAGCCAGCTACAAGTGGAGTTGCAATGTTAGCCCTCATTATTTTGTTTTCCAGACTTATACTGGGGCTGGCTCATACACCCAGCTCACTTCGAGTATTTTGACATCACCTGACATTAATTCGGCAGTTTTACCTACGCCTATTTTTATGCTCTCACGTTGCATGAAATATTGGCGCGGGAATTTGACTTTCCGCTTTAAATTTGCTCGCAGTAAGTTCATGGGCGGTAGGGTTTTGCTCGGTTACAACCCTAAACCTGATAGTAGACAGGGTGAGGTTGTGGCGTCCACTGTTCGTTATGAGTACCCCAGTATTATAGTCGATTTACGTGAGGGCAGCGTTTTTGACTTGGAAGTTCCTTATAGCCATCCTAACGAAATGATTCCCACTTCAACAGAAAGTCAACCCGAAAATAATGGCACCGTTTTCATGCGTGTGCTAGATCCTTTGTTGGTTGCTTCCGATATTTCTAACACCTGTTACTTTGTGGTTGAAGTTTTTTCTAAGGAAGGCATTATGTTTGGAGCGCCTACAAGGTGCCCTTTTGGCTATGCTTCTTCTACTGCTTCTATTTTTGCTCAAAGTGGCTTAAGCACTTTTGAGCGTGTTATTGGAGAGCCAGTTTTGTCTTTGAAGCAATTGGTCAGTCGACCCACTTGGAATTCAGTTCCTGAGCCTGCTTCCACTGATTGGTTTGGTTTAGCTTTAGGAGCACCCATTAATTGGGATAGCACCACCAATACGGCTAGTTTCCCTCTTAATTTACTGTGGCAAAGTTCGACTTTAACCCCCGGGGCTATGTCCTATCTTAACCTCTTTTTACCTGCTTTTCGCTTTTGGCGTGGATCGTTTGTTATGAATTATCTTCCAGCTGTTGGTGAAACTGTTAATATAATAGGAGCGTCTAAGAACGAGACTACCCAGGGTGTTCCCATGTTGCGCGAACAGAACGTGCTGTCTTGTGTTCGATTTCCGTATTATGCACCATACACAAAGAGTCCCATCACTACCGGTATTAACGTTCTTGAGTACGTCACAATACTCAGTTCTTCCACGAATCCGGCTGGTTACTATAGCTTAGTACCAGGGGATGATTTCCAAATGGGTGCTTTTACTGGTTTTGGACCGGTTGCGCAATACGGCTCTGCAACTGTCGGTAGTTTAATGTGGTAGGAG